ACCTGAACTTTAGTGACAACCTGACCAGAGATTACAGGACCATACAAATAAGCCTTTGCAGTAAAAGATAGAGTATAGATAATCGCTCGTCTTTCTGTAAATTCTCCTTCGTAATTATCCTCATAAGAAATTCCTGTCAATATAATAGGAACATCTCTCTTATTACTCATTTGAACAATGTCGTTGATAGTGATCGTATATTCTGGTTGAAAATACGGAAGTATTTGCTCAACGATTTGCAATGCATCATCACTGTTCTTTGACATTGCATAAAGTTCAAAATCAATATTATAAGGAACAGGCATATATTGAGTGTCCACCTTATTCCCAGATGATCCAGGCTTTTTGACCTTCTGTATCTTATTCAATTTCCTTACTGGATCGTATGAAATTGCACCAATCTCAAATCCAATTCTAGGAAGTGTTATTGCAACCGATTTTGCAATATTTGGATCTTCTCGCAAACGAACCAGAAATTTCTGTTTGGGTCCGAAAGCCAAAGGAACCTTCATAGATTGTTGTACGTTACCAGAACTATCTTTTCTCGTAATATGAATATTATTAAAAAGTGTTCCAAATCCAATAACAACCTTTCTGACTGTCTCATGGTAGAATGTATTTCCAAGCATTATGTTACCTCACCAAAGGGGTTAATTTCTGTAAAATCAAGTATCGAATCACCTTGTGTTTCAAAGAAAATGTTATCAGCTGATGGATCTATCGTATCAATTAAGAGTTCTTCTTGAACGATAAAATCACCATCCTCTGTTATTAAATAGTTAGTTCCAGAATCCGTACCCGATTCTAAAACAAACTGATATCCCAATGCATCTAATGTTTCTGATGTTTCTATTGCATCAATCGCAGAGATACCAGTTGCAAATCCTTCACTACTGTATTCAAAGGTTCTGCACCTCATCTTGAATACAGGAAGGTTGTTTATCTGATAAAATGGATCATCATGATCCACAAAGGAAATTTCAAAGAGTTTCTTAGCCTTAGGAAAATAGATCAGATCCCCTTCATTCGGGCGTGTACTGACTATAAGATTTTGATCAGTACTAATTAACTGTTCAAACCTTCTCTTTGAAACTACCCATGTCGCTTCGTCCTGCATATCCAGACCGAAACGTGTCATCATTTCTTTCTGTCCCTCAAATCCTTCAATGTTATCTAGATACATCTCTATGATATATGCATCATTGAAAGAAGATAACCTATCTTCACCAAACAGAGTGTCTTCGTTTACCAGCTTTCTAGGAAGATAATAAACATCATGACCAAAAGCTCTGAGTTGCTCAATGATAAGATTTTCGTATAGCCTCTGTTCAGCAGTTGTTCCAGAATCGAAATATACATTTGTTGGCATATTATCCTATCATCATATCAGCAGGTAAACCAAATCCATTAAGCATTTGTTCTTCTAATAGCTTTATCTCCTCATCAGCCTGTTGATAAATTATTTCTCCGTTCATCTGGACTCCCCCTAACATTTGAACTCCTTGAAACTTGATCAAGTTGGCACCCCATTGTTTTTTGATAAGTGCCGTTGCATACTTCTTCAAGAACATATCATTATAAACATCTGTATATGTAGTTGGATCAAGTTTTCGATAACATTCAATTATAATATATTGATCTTCTTGAACGGCTGTCCAATCTTGATCTATATACAATCTATTTTGATGTACATTATAACGAATAGGATGTTCACCTGTCAATAAATGATCTATAAGATCTAAATGTTCTTGCAACATCTGATAGTTAATCATAGATGTGCTAGTGAAGTCCCAAAGATCATTCAGTCTCATTTGATATTTCATATCAAACATAGGAACTGTAGAGCTATCCGTGAGAGGTAATACTCTAAGTATTGAAACAACTGATGTTGGAATTGGAATCCATACTTTCTGTTCTTCCCAAGCGTATGCACCACCAGTATTATCTACTGTATCTGTAACATTTGCAGATGAATTTGTTTGAGATCTAGTCTTTTGAGTTGAAGTTATTTTATGTTTTAAGTAGACTCTCTCAACTCCATCCATGTGATACTCTGCAAAATATTGAAGAGCTTCATCTATTCTATCATCACATTGATCTGGATCAACATTGACCTCAATAACTGGTTTCCCTAGTGACCTGAGACAGTATTCTTTAAGTGTGTCTTTTGTTGTTGGTGTAGCCATATTCTATCCTAATGCGATTGCGAATGCTGATGCCTGGGCACTGACATGAGTTTTTACTGCGGCCTCTGTGACCAATTTTGTTTCACTTGCAGATGCAGATGTAAATGCAGAGGTTGCTCCAGCCGCATCAACTAAAATTCCATCTATTACTTGTCCTGAATCAAATTGCAAATTTCCTGAAAGTCCTAAATTTGTAACCCCTGTGAGTGTCCCTGCAATTGCAAGGTTTCCAGTTGATGTTATATTTCCTGCTTTAATGTCAGCTTGTGCAGATACATTTATATTTCCAGAAACCACTCCTGTATCTGTAGTAGTTATAAAATTAAAAAGATCCTCACTCTCATCCCATATAAACGCAACATTAGTACTAGAACCTCTTTCTGTAACGAATCCAGAATCAAAAGTACTTGCGACACCAGATCCTACTCCTGTATTTAATGCCAAAATAGGATCTTCAGTTGCAATCTTAACTGTCTCTGTGAAATTACCTTGGACTGTCAAGTTACCTGAGAGAGTCATATCTCCTGTAACTGCAAGAGTAGCTCCATCAAATGTTAAATTTGAACTATCCTCAAGTTCCCCTGCCGTTCCTGCGACCACCACCCGATTGTCTGTCAGATCTGAAACCTTTGCAGATGCAAGTGTCGCAGCTGTTGAGATATTTACATTCGGTGTAGTCAGAGTATTTGTAGAACCATCAAAAGTAAGATCTGCCTCCACTGACATTGCAGTGGTTCCATTACCTGTGAGTATCTTATTTGCAGTGATAGTTGCTAGTCCAGTTCCTCCATGAACGACTCCAATAGTATCACCCGCTGATGATTGTAGTTCTGCAAGACCTGTTACATTTCCAGATCCGTCAAATAGTCCTTTTAGTGGAGTTTTATCTGCCATAACTTATCTTAATTAGGTACACCTGTGTTTCCACCATCATCATCCCATGTAATACCATGAGAATGAGTATGAACTTGATGATTAGCTTTCGATATAAAGTGTCCTTGAAATAATGAAAATAACATCATTTGTTGGAATATATTATATGTAGTTAATGTTCCATCTGCTTTGGTAAAGTTCATCTTGAACCCTGTCACCGATATACCCTGTAAGGCTCCACCAGCAGTAGTGAAATCCAAAGTAGCAGCAACATCTTCACCACCTATTTTTTGTGCAATTCCATTAGAATCCCCAACCCACATTTTAAGGTCAGCAAGATTAATTCCTATTTCACCTGTAGCTAAATCACCATTAGCAGGAGTATCCCCTGAAGTTGTACTACGTTTATGTCGTATAGCTACTGCCATTAGAATGATCCACCATCAATGGTTGAAGTCCATTCAGGAGCTGTTGCACCACTATTCATTACCAAAAATTGACTTGCAGTTCCTTTTGCTAATGTTGCAATTGTAGTTGTTCCAGATGCATATACCATATCTCCAGCAGTAAACGATGCTAGTCCTGTTCCACCTGTTCCAACTGCAAGTGTTCCTGAGACTGCATTTGAATTTCCTAAAGGTAAAGATCCCCAAGTCGCTTCGTTTCCTACTGTTCCAGCAGAAAGAAGAATTTGATTTGCAGTTCCAGATGAATTTACATGAATTGCATTTGCATCAGCATCAATAGTAGTTCCCCCAACTACATTTATAGTATTTCCAGATTTTGTAAGACCAGTTCCAGCTGTAATTTGTCCTGCACCTGAAAATTGAGAAACTGGTAATTCTGTATTATTTGATAATGTTCCATCTGTTAATGTTGGAGTTCCATTATGTGTAAATACATAACCATTTTCTGCATTTGTTCCTTCTTCAACAAAAGTAAATGTTCCACCTGTAAACTCTGAGGTGGCATCACAATCAGTTGCCCTTGTTAATACAAAAGTAGCACTTCCAGAACCTACTGTAGTGACTGTATAGATACCATTTTGTCTTGCTTCTGCTTGATTTTTAACCAGAACTCTATCATTTGCAGTTAGAGTTACACTTTGTCCCATTCCAGCAGAAGAGTTAATAGAACCATTTCCTGACCTTGTTAATGTTCCAGTTGATTGTGAATATGTAACTGTATCCAGAGCAGCTGTAGTTGCAATTCTAACAGAATCTTTAACATCTAATCCCGACTTAGTGGCATCAACATACGATTTAGTAGCAGCATCCTGTGCTTGAGTTGGATCTGTGACATTAATTATTTTTGAATTACTAGCATTGATAGCACCAGTTCCATTTGGGTCAAGAACAAGGTTTCCATCTGTATCTGTAGTACTAATTGTGTTTCCATTAATATCAACATTATCAACTGTGAGTTGTGTCACTCCTGCAATAGCTGTTGATGTTCCACCTAATGAAGTACTAGTAGAACCTATTGTAATTGCACTGAATGCTAATTTTGCATTTGCTATCGACCCTGCGAGTTGTGCATTTGTAACACCCAATACTTTTATAGTTACATCACCACCTGTAACTGAAAAATCATTTGACGAAAACGAAGCAGCTCCCTTTGCGGTTGTACTTGCATCATCTATTGAAATTGAAATTGAGTCACCACTCACTAGTGTATCAATTGGGTCAGTACCATTAAAAGTAAGTGTATCACCTGTATCAAAAGAACTAGTAGTTCCTGAATCGGCTGCAAGATTGAAAGAAGAAGTTACAGTTGCCCATGACATAACCCCAGAACCATTGGTCTGAAGAAATTGATCTGTTGTTCCATCATCAACTGGTAAAGTCAATGTAACATCTGATGTTAGTGCATTTGGTGCTTGTATTCTAACCCTTGAGGTTCCACCATCTCCCTCAAGAAAATCAACTTTACCAGCACTACTTGTGACACCCACTTTAAGTTCATTTATTTGACCACTTGCATTTGCAATCAAAGCCGAACCATTAGTAAGAGTACCTGGCGCATGATCAAGCAATTGTGTGAAATATTCACCACCAATAATATGAACTCCGTTTCCAGCTGCATTACCTATG